TTTTCCCAAAACGCTTTGGGGAACTTCCCCTTGCTTGATATCTTTTGCTATTTCTTTAATTTTGGGATCTTCTAGGCTAGAAGGTGCAGCAGTTAATTCTTCTGCTTCAGAAATAAGATTTATTAGTTTTCGTAGGTCGTTGGTCATGATCATATATTTATTTTTAATTCTAATATCAGTTTAGATGTTGCAACGCAACATAAATACTAGTAGAAACACTAATAGTAGAAACACTGATAAAGGAATAACATGAACTTTTTAAAATGGATCAAAAGTCTTTTTAAAGACACGTCTTATCAAGACAACGTAGAATCTTATATTTTAAGTAAACAACCCAAAAGTGCAGCCGAAATAGAATTTTGGATTAGACACTATGACTATCAAACTTCTAGGAGAAATTTTATATGAAGATCGCAACTAAAATCTGGGATTTTTTAGTAGAGTGGGCCGAAATAATTGCCGAAAGCAAGAAAAATGCAATCAAGCGAGGATACAATGGATACTACTAATTGGGCCCCAATGACTGATGAAGATTGGGATTGGGTAAACTACGGTAAATTACCTAAGAAATAATTTACCGTCGTTCTATATCTTCCTCAATGCAATTTTCACCGTATTGAATTTCAATTAACTTCAGCGGCATATCTGTTTCATTGCACAGCATATGCCATTCATTGTTGTCGATAAATGTACTTTGATGCACTTTTAAACTACATTTTAAATCGTGATCTGTACTACTAGCGTCTAAAGTGTACACAGTAGCTTCGCCTTGGGCTACAAACCAAAATTCTGATCTTTTTTCGTGCCGTTGCATACTTAAACAAGTTTTAGGTGCAACTGTAAGCTCTTTAAGTTTGGTGCCCGGGCCGCAAGTGTGCAAAATTCTATAATAGCCCCAAGTACGAGATGTTTTAGGCGCTTTCCATTCCTCAAGAATCCAACTTGAAGAATTTAATTTGTTTTCGCCGCCTACACCAAATACAAATTCTAAATTATTGTCCTGGCAGGCCATTTCTGGAATATTATCTTTGGTTCTGTCTCCGCCATTGGCAAAAATAATTTTAGCATCCGGATATACTGATCTTACTCTCAAAATAGCATCTATACTAGACCCGTCGTCATCTTCAAATTCATAAACAAAATCCACTACCTTTAAATTATCGACGATAGCAGCTCGCTCTGTCCATGGCATAAACGCCCGGCCTTTTTTACGCTGCAACCAAGCATCGCTGTTAACACCAACAACTAAAATGTCACCCAATGATTTGGCAGCTTTAAAATATTCAATGTGCCCAGAATGAACTGGGTCAAATCCACCTGTTACTAATACAATATTCATATTGTTACTTATAAAGTGATATCTTCCATACCCGCGGTTCTGAGTCTGCTGACATGTCCTAACATAAAGTTTTTACTTTCCAGGCCTTTCATCAGACCCAACCACTTATTCCGAACTAACGCAACTTCATTGATGATTGTCTCAAAATCAATGATTTCATCTTCTCCGTCTACGTATTTTTCAGCGTCCCTGCTAGTTAATGCTCTTGGATAATTTTCAAGATATTTCTGAAAATGTTTTTTTCTAATTTTTCTTAATTGCAGATTAAGATACTGTAGTACCGCTTCGATTTCTTGTAACTGATTAAATCTCTGTTCTGTAATGCCAGGCAACGATGCAACATTCTTTTCTAAGTTACCTTTAATATTGCACTCAAATTTAGCCTGTATCAACTCATCCTCATAATAATTTATGAAGGCGGGAATATTACCCATGTCGGATACTACTTTATTATACCACATTAGTCTTCGTAATCTTCGTCGAGATCGTCTTCTTCGTAATTTCCAGCATATTCATCGAAACTACGTTTAGTATAACTATCTGTTCCGCTAAATTCCTTTAGTTCGTTGTCCCCGATCATATCCACCAGAATACTCATTAAATTATCACTGGCCTCTTGTCTATCTTTTTGTGCTATATATTGTTTAAGTGTTTGATATGTTTCTACTAAAACATCGACTTCTATGCTCATACTTTATCCTTTGTGTTCAAATATCAATTTTGGGTGCTTTTCGAACCATTTGCAAACTACATCATATTCAGTGTTAAAATGTATAGTCAACGTCCATCTATGACCATCATTTTCGATTCCGTGTAGTTTCTGTGTATCTAGCAACCACGCTGTATTTAATTGACTTGGATATACTTCTTTAATATTATCACATTCAACCCAGGTATGTGCAGTTGAATCCGAATTCTTAAAGATATAATTTAAAGAAGTTTGCATATGCGGTAAATCTATATGGTCCGCACCTTTACCATGCAAATAACTAATTGCACCCTCATCGGGGTTCAACTCTTTCATCATATTAAGAAAATCGTCGAGCCAAGGCATTGTTTTATTAATAACAGGACTTGCTACTCTAAACCATGACCCGCTAGATTTATGTTGACTGATAGTGCCCAACGACTTTAAATCGTAGTGTTCTGAATTCCCGTAGTCAGACATAGCCCCAGCTGATTTAACCGATAGCAATTTTTGTGTTGCCAAAATAGTTTTATCCCAATCATGATTTATTGTTATATCAATTGGCTTACAAAACCGCATATCATTCTTCCATTGTGTCCACTTCAGTGTGTTTAGTGGTAGTACGATGAGGATGTTCGATATAATCTTTCATTACTCGATCAAGGCTAGTATCTTCATTTCTTTCCCAGGCCTTACGGAACTGTTTAATAACAGTGCCATCTACTAGAGTATATTTAAGACTGTTGCCTTCTTTTTGCAATAACCCTTTTGCTTCAAACATGTCAACTAATCCACTGTAGGGATTCATCCCAGTTTCATAGGGAATCTTAACTTGAACACTTTCAAAAGGTTTTGCATATCGTGTCTTCATAATTTTACATGCAGCACGAATACCTTTGACTTCTGAAATCTTATTGCCATCTTCGTCTTCTTTTAACTTTAACTTACGCATAGCAACTACGATAGAACTTGCGTAGATAAAGCCTTGACCGCCACTAATCTTATCGTCGGGATCAAACATGTCTTGACTTGCGTATGTGTGATTAGTACAAACTAGGCCTAAGTTTAAATCACCGAACATGTTTACACAGTTACGTACCAATGCTGTTAGAGCTTTGGGCTTACGGCCCATGTCTCCTTTTAGATCACCTGCTTCAAATTGGTTAACATCAGTTGGTGTTAAAAGCATACCCAGTGAGTCTAGTACAAATAATACTTTAGGGCGAGAATCTTCTGGCAGTGTTTTATACTCTTTAACAAACTCGCTGATCATTTTAGCAACATCATCGATCATGGCCATGTTAAGTTTAAGAAGTTTATCTTCTGCGGTATCGACACCCAGTGCATGAAGCCAAGCTTCGTCAAGTGCGTTCTCGGTGTCAATAAGGATGACATAAATGCCTTGTTGCTGAGCATTCTTAACAAGGTTGCCGGAACAAATAAAACTTTTGCCTGCACCAGATTCACCGGCAAACACTGTTACTTTACCCATCGGGATTCCTTTATTAAAATCCCCGCTAATCAGATAATTTAATGCATAGTTGTTGGTCGAAATCCATGTATCTGGATCTCTGAATCCCATACTAATGCCGTCGATACTTTTGGTGATACTTTTTCTAAATTTTGATAAATCAAATGGTTTATTTGCCATAATTATTCCTTAATTTGTATTTCTTTAATAAAATTATACTTTCGTATTTTACTTAAACTATCCTCTAAATTCAAGACTTTACCTAACACTATTTTTCCGTGTCCTAGATTTTTATCATATGGATCCAAATTATGTTTTGTCATCCAATCTATGAACCCTTTGTGTTTAGATACCGAGAATTCGTCAAATGCCAATGAGGCTTCTCCGCTATAAAAGTGTAAATTTTTTGTCATATCATAATCTATAGGCAATTCGTCTGTGTATAAGTCAACATAAGTTTTTCCTAATTCTGCATAGTGCAGATACAAAGATCCCGGTTCTACTTCAAATTCAAAATTATCGTAATCTGTTTTGTCTAACGGTATTCTACGATATTGATCTTTATTAAAACTGAAGTAAAGAGTTTTCCAAAAAATTTTTTTTTCGATTTTATGAATATAAAAATTTACATTTCTGATAGCATTTTTTAATTCTTGATTGGCAATAGAAAATAATCGAGATGGTTTTCCAAATTCACCGCTGAGTTGTTCAAATTTAAGATGCAGATAATTAAAATAACTCTGTGGTTGATCTAATAAGTTTAATCTTATCTCGATAAAATTTTTAAGATATTTGTTAATTATTATCGAAGATTGGATAACTTCTTTTATTGCATCATCAATTGATTGAAAATTAGCAAATGCTTCATTCTGATTGATATTACAATTGTCTAGGCACCAACGTAATTCTTTGATCCATTTACGGACAAAGTCGTTATCGTTGAGTAAGATGTCAAAAGACGCCTCGGCCGAGGTGCCTAGTACAACTGTAAGTTTCATTACTTTTGACGATTACGAATCATTGCCAAAATATCTTCGGCACGTTGACTAGCAGGTTTGGCTACTGTGACTGGTGCAGTGACTGGTGCAGTGACTTCTGGTTCGTCTACTTCAAATAGAGGTTCGTCGTGTGTTGCCACAGGTGCTGGGCGAGATACTGCCACAGGTTTCGAAACTGGAGTAGATTCGTCGTCAGACTGTTTGTTGCCAGCAGTACTAGCCATTCCAGCTGGTTTGTAATAAGCACTCCACTTATCAGCATCAAATGGTTCACCATTCACACTGGCTTCAAACATTTCTTTGATAATTTTTAGTTCTGCGTCAGATGGCTTTTTAGGCAAAAAGTCATTCAGATTGTACAATCCAAATTTTTCAATGGCTTGCAGTTCTGCAGAAGTCAGTGCCGATTCTTTACGTGCCCAAGTGCTAGTATTGTAGTCAGCATATCCGCCTTTACTGGTTTTCTTAATACTGAAATCCAGTCCAGCTTCGTAGTCAGTTGGCAAGTTTTCCAACTCAGGATCCATCAAAGCATTTTTAATGAGATTAAAAATCTGAGGACTGATAATGAATCGACGAATCGGATTGTCTGTGGGTTTGTCATCAGTGAGAGGATTTTCGTGTACAAATCCTTGCATGATATAACTGCGTTTTTTCCAGTACTTACGACCCATTTCTTCAAGGCTCTTGTCCTTGAACCAAGTGCGAACTTCTGCAAGAATCGGACATGC